TTCTAATTTCATCTTCAATACTTGCGAATGTTGGTCCATCCATCGGTTCAAAAATTAATTCATATAATCTAGTTCCAAATTCAGGTAAAAAATATCTACTACCTTTTCGAGTTAATAGTAAATGAATTAAATCACTTCTTATCTCTTCATTACTAGTATCTGATAAATCAAGATACTTCCCATTAAAGGAGTCTCTAAACGGGAAATTAATACCATATGTTATACCATTTGCCATATTTTATAAATACACCACTTACGAAAAGTATTATTGTCCTAACTCCTTTTTTATTTCCTGTATTTTTTCATACGTAGTTGTTGCAACTTTTCTTTTGTTCATTGCAATTTCTCTAACTTCATCACCATAAGGACAATGACGACATCCCGATCCACAACAAGATCCTCTATCCAAATGATATTGCTCAGTGAATACTACTTTTCCACCATCCAGATAATAGTGTTTTCCTTCTATAAATTCCTTCATAAATTACTCCTCCTAAATAAAACCACTCATGGGTTATACAATTAAGGTTTAGATAAACGGCTACATGCCAGTTATATAAATAATATACAATAAAAGGTAATATTAAAACTCTAAAAATTGTTTTAATCATATCATTATTATTTATTAAATATTATTCATCATTAAAGTTTCTTTATTCTCTTCAGTAATATATTCAGCAAAGAACTCCGTAAAGATTGCTTTCATAACAGGTACACATATTGAATTACCAGCAAGAGCAACGTGTGCTTGAGTACTAATATCGGTAGATACTAAATTATCAATATCTTCGTCTTTAACCCCCATAAACCTGTACGCTTCTCTTGCGGTGATTTTTCTAACTCTACCATCGTTCGTAAGAATTTGTGGTGATCCTGTTGTTGTCAAACAAGGTGAACAACCCTCAGGCGAATAAACTCTTCTTGCTTGATCATATTTAACATCCGTTCTTCTACCAACCATTCTACATACACTTTTTGTTGTTGGTGTATGTGGTTCATATTCACAATCAATATATAATTCATTAGGGACTTCCTCTTCCAAAAATCCACTCATACTAATTCTGTCTTTTTTATGATTTAATACTCTCGTCATAATCTCCTTAACTTCCTCATTTGTACTACCCAAAACAGACATCATAAAAACACGTTCTCTATTTTGAGGACATCCAAAATCAGCACCATTCAATACCAACCAATGACAACCATATCCAATGTCATTCAAAAATTGAATGTGGGTTTGAAACTTATCCATGTGATTACTTGATACGAGGTTTTTAACATTTTCCATCATAAGATACTTTGGTTTTTTAATACCAAGTAGTCGTTCAACCTCATATAACAATCCACTTCTAGTACCTTCCTGTATTCCCTTCTGAATACCAGATATTGAAATATCCTGACAAGGGAATGAATACGACATAAAATCACAATCAGGTAGGGCATTTTCATTTACTTCTCGTATATCACCCAAATTACCATGAGTCGTTTTATGTAGTGAATCATAAGCGATATTTGCTGTTTTAAAATTATCACAATTCGCAATCGTTTCATGATTAATATTTGCATATTTCAATGCTAATTCCTGAGTTCCGTAACCCGAAAATAGAGATATAACCTTTAATTCCATCTTAAATTTTTCTTGTAAGTTATATAAATATAATCCATAATGTTGGATAAAATCAATATTCTAAAAATAATTTTAATCATATTATCTAAAATGACAAAAAGGGTGGTCACCCACCCTTTTCTTAATAATTTATTTTTATCACTTAATTTCACAACCTAAAGCACCACACGCAATCTCACCACTTAAATCTGTATTATCTTGAGTTTCAATAACCTTAGATAGATCAATTGAATGTAATTTTTCAAACATTTCATGATACTTTTCTTCAGTAATGTCCTCAAAAGGTGCCTGAATGTAACTGCCCCCATCATAAGGCAGAACCGATAATCCGTTATAGAATTTTCTATTTTCCCACATCCATTCACCAGCAAGTTCCCATTCTTCTTCTTTCAATGAAATAGTTGCAGATACGTTGTGTGAATTAGATCCTGTTCTGTGACCAGGTTTAATCCACTCTTGCGAAACCCTTTTAACACGATCCAAAATTTGGAATGGACTTTCTGTTCTCAAAATCGCTCCTTCAGGTGATTTTTGTGGTACTGAAATAACCGCTGTATCGTGTGGTCTGAAAAATTCATCTTCAACCAACTCAGGGTGATTTTCAGATAAGTAAGAATAAATAGGTTCATTCTTTCCTACACGAATACGACGAACATAATAATCATTATGCCAAGCGTGAATACCTGATGAAGTACCAAGAGTTAATGAGGTCGTTCCCGCAGGTTTTACCGTAGTGGCTCTTGCCGCAGGATTGATACCGATCATATTTGCAACTCTTTCGTTTTCTTCCTTTACGATATTAGCCGCTTCTGTCATATCATAACCCAATACAGTTCCTGATCCAATACCTGTCATTGATACTCCGATCAACGCATCTTTCTCAGTTGTTTTCTTCCACACATCACGTAGATAATGGAAATCAGTATAACCCGCCTGTAATGTTCCAATAAAAGACGCCGCTTTTACTCGTTTGTTAAAATCTTCTTGTGATTCAATATCCGAAACATTAACCTCACATAAATTACAGAACTGATATGGACGAAGTGCAATTTCACAACAAGGATTTGTTCCCCAATCTTTATCATTTGTGAAATAAATACCGGGTTCGCCAGCACCTGATAATTCAACTCGTTTCCAAAGTTCCATAAAGAATTCTTTAGTGATCTTATGACGAAGAAGAACCGCTGAATTATTCGCTCTACCACGTTGTGGATTGTTCTCCCACCAAGAACCTGATTTACAAGCAATCATCTCATCATCATCCGCACTGAACAATGAAATCAATGCCGCTCTACGAATTCCACCAGCTAATACCGCATCCGCAATATGACAAACGATATCATGTACTTCAATTGGGCTTAATCTATCACCATCCTCTTTTGAATCCAAAACCTTTGTAATGTTATGAACACAATCTTTTAATGGTTGTGGTCCTGGTGCTTTACCACCTGATGTTACCAAGGCCGCCCCTTTTGGACGAATATCTGAAAAATCAAAATCAGGTGTTGATGTATTTTGACCAAAATATGACTTCATCAATACTTTAATCGCATCTGCCCATCCTTCAATACTATCACCAACCAAATATCTTCTCTTTCTATTTGCCGATGGTTTTCTAATTTCAGGTAATTTATCTACGTGATGTTTCTGTACCGAATACCCTACACCTGTTCCACCTAACAATAAAAACATACACTCAGCAAAACTATCCAAGTGATCTATTGGTAAGTAAGAACAATTATATACTCGATTTGGTGATATTTCAATTGGTCTTCCCCCAAATTGAAGTGATCTCATTGATGGTAATACTTTCTTATCGTAAACCAACTTATATACTTCTCTAATTTCTGATTCTAAGGTAGGATATTTCTTAATATGCATATCCATATTCCTTGTAACCAGTTCGTCCCATGTTTCTCTTCTATTTAACTCGGGAACGTATTTGGCGTATTTCATATACACCGTTAACTCTGACAAAATCTTCTGTGAAGCGTCCATTTTTCTTTTTTTAATTGTTACTATTCTGTTTATTTCCTTCTCGAGACTTACGTTTTTCCATAAGCTCTTTGATTCTATCTCTTTGCTTTTCTTCTTTCTTTTCCTCAAAGCCTAGGAACGTAACTGAACTCTCAGTATCGATTTCCATCATCTTGTTATTAAACTTACAGTTCTCAAACACCACACCATCTTTACCCAATCGCGACTTGGTGATAGCAATGGTTGCCAAATCCATCTCCTTTTGTTGAAGTGTTTTAGCAATTGAAATAATTACGTGACCAACTTGTGCTTTTTTAATGGATCCACCCATTTGGTCTGTCGTAACAACTTCTGATGAAATAGATGATCTATTACCTTGTGTTGCCGTCCAACCAGCGATGTTTAATTCATGACACATTGCTTCAAATCCTCTCATTACTGAACCTTCACTTTTCCATTCATCACCAAGATTCTTGTCCGGAACTACACAATCAATATAATCTAACAATATGATGTCAATTTTTGTTCCGTCTGCAATTAATTTTCTAACTTGGTTTTTTATTTGGTTCATTGTTAAAGTATCAGATGGTAACTTCTTCAAAATTAATTTATTCGGCATCGAATTTTGAATATCACGTACCTTTTCTAATACCTCATCCTTTCTATCAGACAATTCATCAGGACTGATGCCGGTCCATATCGTGAAATGTTTCCTCTGAATAATTTTAGGATTATCTTCAAAGAAGATTTGTAAAACATTATTTCCGAAAGCAAACGCTGTATTGGCCATTTTAGTTAAGATTGTACTCTTACCCACACCTGTCGGTGCAAGAATTACTCCAATCTCACCCTTAGCTAAACCTCCATTCAATAAGTTGTCAATACCGGCAATACCCATAGGGATAGGATGTCTGAAATCATCATTTAGAACCTCATCAAGGTTACCAAATACATCAGACAACCCTTCTTCCCGTTCACCGACTTGTAACGCCTCACGAACAAGTTCTTCCAATTGATCATAGTTTTCGAACTCACCATTATCAATCACCTTTTGTGCTTTGGACATTACCTTTTGAAGTTCCTGTTGTTTACAAAACTTCAATGCTTTTTCCTGAACGAATTGACTACCTTCAAAAGGACTATTTTTTACCTGTCCAATTGTATCCATAAGGATTTTTAACATAGTTTCATTCGGAAATTCACTCTTGGTCTGTTGTTCCAATGTTTCAAAAGACGGAGTACATTCATACTTCTTATAATATTCTTTAATAAGTTGTATTAGCGTCTTGAAATACTTGTTATCAAAATACGAGGGTTCAATTACGTCTAAAATACTATGAGAGAATTCTTTGTCAACGATAACCTGATTTAATAATTGTAACTGAAATGTTTGACCTAGATACTCAAAATTTTTTACTTTAGACATACGATTTTTTTTTAGCTGTTTTGATAAATATACACGTTATAGACTAATGTTCAAATATTGAGTAGTTAAATTTTCAGATGAAAAAATGTCAGTCATTTCTTTTAACACCACTTTAATTTCTGGACGTACATCCACAGTATATCTAACCTTAGGCGGATACACTTTGGCATCAAAATTTCTATGACAAATTGCGTGATCGCCCACTTTTACATACATATTAAACACTTCTTCACCATCCGTGTAAGATGTATTCATAACATTTGGATCT